GTCTAACGCTATACCCAGTATTTAATGATGCTGAATATTGTCCAAGATAACTTCTTGAGGAGAATAAGTTGTAACTCCAAGCTCTAAGTTCTGTACCTGTTCCTACATTAGTTTCGTAAGTATTCTCTATAGTCCACCACGCACCAACGTCAGTACGGCTAACGAACGATTGTGTTAAAGCTTGATAGAATCCAAGAGGCTTACCATTAAACCCTGTTGAATTGTTTAAGTTTGGATTACGACCAACCAAGTCATCATAACTACTTGAAGCAGCAGACCATAAATCTGTTGAAGCTAATGATTTACCAATCATATTAGTAGATGTACTACCATCCCAGTTATTACCTTCAGCTATTAGATAAGTAATCATATCATCTATATCTGAATTATCAGGAACTCTCCATCCATCAGAAGCGAAACTCTTTCTTAAAGAAGGGTCAGCTAATGAAGCACTATCATAAACACCAGCAATAGCATACCAGTTATAAAGTTTACCTTTAGTAGCATCATTACCATAATAACACCACGCACCCGTAGTTATATTAGCGAAATCAGATGTATTTTCAACTCTTGGTATTACTGTGCCATCACTATATGTTTTGTTATTGGCATTTATTATAGAAACTTGTGTGTTTTTAGCCATTACGTTATTCTTTTAAATTTTTATCTACTTCTTCTGATACTTCTTCATCACCTGAACCTGCCTCAGAATCCTTTTTAACACCTGTTTCCTTCTCTATCTCTGCTTCACTAATAGCATTTGTCAAGTCAGTAAATTCAAGAGGCTGTAGCGTCTTAAAATAGATATCTAATTCGATGCCATTAAATTTAAGAATCTCTTCTATTTCATCAAGTACTGTAACTTGTAATGGTCGAACAACTGTATTATCCATAAGAACAGAAGCTGTCTGTAATTCTTCAGCGTTATTTCCAAGTCCTGAAGAATCTTTAATTCCAACAAGCATTGGTGATACAATTCTATGAGAAACCATAACCTTCTTCATACTCTCGTCTGATAAGAACTGATACTGTTGGTGAGCATCACTTAATTGAACAGGCTCTATACTTGCTGATAATTCCTTAGAATCATTAAAGGCTAATATAAATCTACCTGCATTTGAACTACCACTAAACTTGTCGTATATTCTTTGCTCTATCATCGCTCTTTCCTCTTCACTAGGCACTCCATTATTAAAGTTAATCAACATACTTGGAGCAAGTCCGTTCTGTATATTATTAATATGGTAGTTTGCAATTTCTTCTTCTAATTCAGCGTACTGCAACCCTCCTTGATAATCAACAGGAGAATAGTAGAAAAACCCTGCTTTATAAGGTTTAATATAAACTATCTCAATATTATCCTTTGAAAATCCGAATGCAGATATTCTTTTAACATTCTTTTTAGATGAACTAACCTTAGACCAATCATTAGAATAATAATATGCCTTAATATTACCATTAGCATCAGCTTTCTCAGCTCTTAATGTTTGAATTGGAATATGTTCTACTTGAGCAACTCTACTTCTATCTTTTGAATAGATAACTTGAAATGCAGCGTTACCCATCATCTTATAGTCGTAACAAACGCTTTTTAAGCACTTCTTAGAGAATAACTCATTCATTTCATCGTATTGAGCCTTATTGTCTTCTCCATCAACAGCATCTAATCCTTTACCATAAATCATATCGGCAATTCCATTAATAGCTGCGTTATTTGTAGGCGAACCGTTATATCTATCTATAAGATATTGAAAGTAATCATTATCTTCTCCATACTCAATCCAGTCTTTACTATAAACCTCTTTAACTTCAGGTTTAGTATAAGACGAGAAATTAACAACGTGAACCTTGCCATTCTTAGCTTTAGTTTGTTGAGGCTTCTTGTACTTATTTATTTTATTTCTACTCATAATGCTTTATTTATAATACAATGAATTGATTACTACGAGAATCTTCAGTTATATATTCGTCTTTATGTAAATCGAATTTATTATAGTCTGTTTGGTCTGTACAATATACAGTATCTTTATATAGGATACCATCATTATTAGATAAAATAATAGAATAAGTAGCGTTTTCTCTTAAATTAAAACTACCATAAAGAATTGTGCATCCATCATTTATTACAGGACTAACAGGAATAATACTTTCAACTCTAGTATTTTTATCTATCAGTGTCAAAGTAAAGGGTTGCGAACCTTCTCTCGCTATTAGTTTTAGCGATTGAGTTCCTGTAGATGTTGTTAGTATTTTCATATACTAAAGTAATATAAAAACCTATGATTGTTTCAAATAAAAAAAGGGTAGCAAACGCCACCCTCTTTTAGATTCATAAGTATTGATTATTAAGCAGATGTAACATCAAAACTTACTCCACCTTCATCTATTAAATCAGAAGCTAAAGAACCAACTAAAAAGTGAGCAGGTACTCTTTCCATAGCTGAAAGTGTAAGAGTGTATCCATTAAAATCTCCCATCGCAGCACCTGTAGCAATAGTACCTCCACTTACGTCAGCACCATTTTCTACACCCATCAAGAATACATTCCCATTATAATCTTCTACTAATACTCTTGGGTTATTCCAAGTAAGTAATTTAATTGCCTTATTATCGGCAGCACTCATTCTCTGTAAAGATAGAGTTAATGTTTGTTCAACAAAAGAAGTTCCGTTATCTCTTGAAGAATTAATTGTTTGTTCAAAGGTAGATGTACCTTTTAATTCATATTTGTAAACGTCTAAAGGCGCATTAACAACAGCACTAACTTCGTCTGTAGTATCAATAGTCCAATCAGACTCAGCAGAATTGCTAAAGTAAACGTTCTTTAAACCACCTGAAGCATCTTTACAAGATAATGCTCTTCCAGTAGTAATAAAATCACAAGCCATAATTATTTATATTTATAAGTTATTAAAAAAAGGGGAAGGCAGTTAGCCCACCCCTTTATATTTATTGTCTGTTAATTATTAAGCAGGAGTATAAAGTACGATTTCAGAACCAAGACCATACTGAACAGTTGCAGTAAATCTCATAACGATTCTTACGTTTTGAGAACCATCTAAGTCAGCCATATCTAATACTTTAACTTCGTTAGTATCGTTCATTAAACCTGTTCCAAACCATAAGTTTGATTTCTCAGCAGCAACCATATAGTTGTCAGCTAATCCATTTGCCATAAAGATTTTTACACCATCAAAGTATTGGATGTTAACATCTTGATTATTACCTTGCGCACCAACACCAGCAGCTCCTTGTCCGTTAGCTTGGAAACCACCTAAAGAACGTTTGTAAGCTCTAAATACGTTTTGAGCAACGTAAATACTTAATTCCTCAGAACCATATAATTCAGCTGGAATATCGTCAACTACTTTTCCTAATTCGTCAATAACGTTAGAAGCATCAATAGTTGTTCCTGCAACGTCTATTACATCAGCATCAGCAGTAGCTAAAGGTACAAATCCATCAAATTCTCCTTCGTTAGCGTCAGCACCTCTCCAAATGTTTTTTTCCATTTTTTGAGCTACTTTAGCTTGTGCGTGAGAAAGTAAATAGTCTTGGAAAGAAGAAGGTAAGTTATCAAATGCAGAATATCCCATTTGAATTGCATCCCAGTCGCTTCTAAAATCAGCCTTACATAACTCAAGGTTTACTTGGAATGTTTTAGGTTCGATAATTCTTTCAGTTAAAGTAATTGTAGATGTATCAGCAAAATCACAAGAACCATCTTTTACGATTCCATCTGTTGCTAATTTCTTGATTACTTCTTTAAATTTAATGTTCGGTTTAACAGAGATACCTCCGTTGTCAATTGTGTTACCACTTAAAAGTGCTGCTGAAATATATCCACCAGCTTTTTCTCCAGCATAAGTAGTAGTGATTGAAGTTGTTGTTGCCATTTTCTAATTATTTATTTATTTATTATTATACATTTTTGATAGAACTCTATCCATTGTGCTACCACCTCTTTTTTGGCTGTATAGCACTTTTTTCTCATTCTCGATTTCAGCTTCAGGGCTATGAGCTAAAGGCTCTGACGCAGGTTGTTTAGATAAGTCTTCTATTTGAGCAGACATCTCTACTTTTTCTTTTTCGTAACTTTTAGTCACCTCAGAGAACATTTGTTTTATTTCACTGATAGCTTCCTCGAAGTCTACCTTTGAAACATACTTTTCAATTTCTTCTTTCTCTTCAGATAACTCCAAAGATACATCTTCTACTTCCTCTTCTTTTAACTCAACCTCTTCTTCTACTTCGGTTTCAACAGGAGCAGCTT